TCACTGACACGACGTAATATCTAACTTTGTATATACATTATTAAATATGTAGACTCCAACATCGGAACCGATCAAACTACATCGGGAGCGGGGATCATCATCCCTTCCGGTATCTTCGCCTATCATAACCTTACCCGCCATACCTATATCTCTTACGTATATCCTCTTATGGGGATAAGGATTTATTCACTAAGTCAAAGAACTCTTTTTTTAGTAGCCCCACCGGTAATCGAAACCGGAACCTTCTTCTTAGGAGGAAGACGCTCTATCCGTTGAGCTATGGGGCTTGGTTGTCATCCTACCTTGTTCCGATTTAAGAAGCGATCAATACTCCTCAAGTCGTACCATATGGTGTTGTTCCATCGTGCGAACATAATCTCGGCATGATCTCTGAGTGTCAGTAAAAATTTATCTGAGCATCCCAGATACGCCATAGCCTCCGCTTTTGATAGCCATATTTTTTGGATAGGCTCTACTTTTCCTGTCTTTCTCTCTCGTGCCATACTCTTTATTTTTTTACTTCGATTCCTCTATAAAATTTCTTGGCCCTTTCTCTTATAAGTCTAGAGTTCTCTGAGTTGGTAAAACCTTTCAATGCGTGTCTTACTGATGTAATGGTAAAGCCAGTGTCCTTTGAAATTTTTGTTACAGCCCCATATGGTACTATTATTTCATTAAATCTCATATCGTTATATTTTTTTGTTATATTTGTGCATTAACTCGAATACTTACATGTTTGATATTACTTTGGTATTCGATTACGGTGCAAATATACTTTATAATTTTAAAGCATAAAAGAATTTTGGCTTTAAAATTATAAAGTATAACATGTTTAAAAACATATATTAGTTATAGCATTGAAATATAGTTGTTTATGGATTTGAAAGAGTTCTTGAAATCCGCCATATCGGATATAATTGATTCTGTAAGTGAATTGCAAGATGAAAATAAGACTAACGCCGTGATAAATCCTATAGGTGTTAGAAGTGGAGATTGTGCGTTAGATCCAGAACGTATTGGAGAAAAATGTAGGGTTGTAGATGTACATTTTAATATAAATCTATGTGAAAATCAAAATAGTAAAGGGGAAAATGGAATCGGTGTTATGTTTAATGGAATAGGGATTGGACATAAGAGTATTGACAATGTTGGCAGTGCGTCGTCAACCTCTATGAGCTTCTCTATACCAATAATATTGCCGAGAAAAGACTAAGAGTTGTTTTTTATATACTTTATAATGTTCTTGGAGTCAGATATGGCTTGCGCAGGATCATAAGTATTACAAGATGTCGATAATAACATTTTGATAACTTTCCATCTAAGTCTACGTTCTCTCCACCTATTATAAAGATTGATTATTTTTCTCATGATGAATTTATTATAATAAATATTGGTACAAATATACTTTAAAATTTTAATCCATGAGCGTAATAGAGAGATTTTTGGAAACATTAGATAAGGCAGGTATAACACCTTATATGATAGAATGCAAATTTGGGGTTAAATCAGCCCAGTCGAAAATTTCCCAATTGAGTAATCCCGTAACTAAGGGAGGTAAGGAAAAGACGATATCGTCAGACATGTTGTCTGCTTTATGCGAAAACGATGACAGGATAAATATAGATTACATATTGACGGGAAAAGGCCAACCCTTAAAAGATAGCGTTGCTTTATCAAAGCGAGTTGATGATATATCTATTGATCCAGATATGATCAATTTTTATGAGGACATCATAAAAAGGAAAGATGAGGAGATATTAAAACTGCAAGGTGAGGTTTATAGATTAATGATAGAAATAAAAAAGGTGGCAAAAGGTGCTTAAAAACATTCTTTAAAAAAGAACTAAGTCATTAGATGAGATGTTTTAATGACATACTAATTTTTTTGCGTATGATTGTTATATCTGATTTAGTCGTTAAGGTCGAGGCTTTAGCGAAAACCGTGCTTACATGTGTTCGAGAATGTACCAAAAACAGCAGGGATATTGAAGAATTGAGGAGTGTTTTGATTTCTCTTCGAGAAGAAAAAGATATAAAAGTTGATTTTGGGAAGCCAAGGTGCTTAACGATTGAAAGGTTAAATAAAGTTAATGGGGGGGGGTGAAGCCTAAATAAAATATTTCTCTACGAAGAAATGAATACTACGAATCGTTTTTTTCTTTTCTATGTGGGAATACATGGTATATCACTTTCTGTTGCATTTGTATGTTTTTTTATATTGCGTCAATCATCTTGCGCCCAGACATTGTAATCAATAGCTGTAAATATATTTATATGGTATGGCGTTGTTCTCGGTGAGTTAAGGATAATAAATAGTTCGCCTGTGACAATATTCTCAAGGAGGCATGATTCAAGGCGAATAATACAATGTTGCAAATTTGTTGCAAATTATTTTGTATTAGTGTTTAATTGTTTGAGAATTAAATTTTTATGTGTATTTAAATCCTGCTTTGGGAGCAGGGGGTCCCAAGTTCGAATCTTGGTACCCCGACTATTGAAAATCAAGGAGTTGCTTAGTAAAGTGGCTCCTTTTTTTATGCCTTTTTGTATATTTAACTACCCTTATATGCCCTTAAATACCCCTAATTGTTAGCTTTGTGTTGCAAATCTGTTGCAAATTTTACCCGGAATTTGCAACACAATAAAACCGGACATGGGAAATATATCATTTTACCTAGATAAGAGAAGAGCGAAGAAAGATGGCTCTTTTCCTGTTAAGCTATATGTTAGCCATAACAAGAGATTTTATATCTCCACCCAGTTCACCGCTAAAGAGGAGAACTGGGATGTGAACCAATACTCTAAGAGCGAGCCTAACTATAAGACCAAAAATATGACGATACGCTCGTTGATGAACAAGGCCGAGGATGTTATATATAAGCTTGAAAGGGAGGATAAGCTAAAAAGCGTCACGGATTCTATTCTAAAAGAAATGATAGAGGAGGCCATATCAAGCAAGGCTAGGGCTGAGAGGACATTGTTGACCTGCTTCGATGAGTTTATAGCTACCAAGCAAAAAAGAAGTACTATTGAGACATATGAAGGAAGTAAGGCCAAGATCGTGGATTTCGGTGGTGACCCTTCGTTTGGAAGTATAGATAAGAAATGGTTAATGGATTTTGATAGCTATATGATAAAGGCAGGTCTTAGCACTAATACACGTTCGATACATATGAGAAACATGCGAGCGGTATTTAATTATGCCATAGATGAGGGTGTGACAGAGAATTATCCTTTCAGGAAGTTCTCTATTAAAACAGAGGAAACCCGTAAAAGGTCTTTGACCGTGGAGCAGTTGATAATGTTACGTGATTATCCTTGCGAGGGTTATCAAACAAAATACAGGGATATATTCATGCTAATGTTTTATCTCATAGGTATTAATGGTATAGATTTGTTTTCTGCAAAGAAGTTAAATGGGGATAGGCTAGAGTACAGGAGGGCAAAGACTGATAAATTATATTCGGTTAAAGTAGAGCCTGAGGCGTTGGAAATAATAAATAGGTATAAGGGTGATGGATATCTCATAGATGTATTGAATGAATACGCTTATTATAAGGATTTTATGCACAGGATGGGCTTAGGCTTGAAAAAAATAGGTGAATGTGAGCGAAAAGGGCGTGGTGGAAAGAAGTATATCAAAGCTTTATTCCCGGATTTGTCCTCATACTGGGCCCGCCATACGTGGGCTACCATAGCCGCTGAGCTTGATATTCCCAAAGAGACGATATCCGCCGCTTTAGGACATGAGATAGGATCTTCCATTACTTCCATATATATACGTTATGACCAAAAAAAAGTGGATGAAGCCAACCGAAAGGTTATAGATTACGTCAATGGCTACCGGAAAAACAGGGATGAAAAGTAAAATAGACCAATAAAAAACGCCCGTGTCAGAAAAACACGGGCGTTATACTTTGGCGATGCGAAAAATAGAACTATTACTTGTTGTCATGCTGAATTCTCCTGAACTCCTCGCTCTTGGCGAAGCTACTGACTTGATCCCCCTTGCACATATCGTAGGTGATAAAGGTCTTCAGCAGAAAAACATCCGGCCCTACGGCTTTGAATCCCATCGCAATTCCCTCTTTACAGGTGGCTAATACATTATCCCGGTACCCTCCGTCCACCTCTTCGTGCGAAAATGTGAATGAATAACTATTGTTTATCTCGAAGTACCGCTTAATCAACTCTTTGCCTGTAAGGTTAATTCCCATCCGATCGGCGAACCGGCTGAAGAAGTGAGGAGGAAACGCGAGAAGAACCATCTTGCCATTGACAAAGACAGGCATATAGGCATACTTGCCATGATTGGTATCATGGTAGCACACAAAAGAGATCCGGCAATTGTCGCCTATATCCTTTTTATTGTGGGCCTCCCATAATATCATCCACTTGTTTTTACGCTTAGTGGTAACAAATGAGTGGATGCGCACAGGAAAGATGCCGGATTTATTGATTATCCGGCTCACCTTAGCGTCCTTGGTATCGGATATGGAGAATATATTGAGATAATCAGCCTTGATTTCCTCCAACAATTCGGAGGTTGTCATGCTTGTCGTAATCATATTATTTCTATTTTCACTTCGAGCGCATCACATATCTTCGCAAGGATATCTATCCCAACGGAGAATTTACCGTTCTCAACGTTGGAGATAGTTGCGGCTCGAAGGTTGGCAAGTTCGGCCAGTTGTCGCACCGTGTAGCATCTTTCCTTACGTATTTCGGCTATTCGTTTCCCTATTCGTTCACGTTCATTCATTCAATCCCTCCTCTCTTACTATGTTTTCATCTTCCCACTCAGCCCAATCGCAATACCATTGAGCCGCAGGTTTTATGATTTCCTTTTTTATCATTTCGGAATCATATTTGACATCAAGCGTGGCGCAATAATGTAACGCCGCAATCATTGGCTCTTTAATGCCAAATCTATTGGTATAGCTAAACTTTAATGTCGGAACATCCGGATTTAAGGCTACATCCTTCCTGCCAAATATTTCGATGATACTGGCAGAACGTATGTGCATTATGACATTTCTCCCATATAGGGGATCCCCGCCTTTTTCGTGACCGGAACCTTCGATGAAGGCGAACTCGGGCAATGTTAAATTCATGATATATGTCTTTGTTATCTTTTATCTCCATTAGGCTATATCTTCTATCGCATAGTCGCCAGACGCAAAGGGGGCGAAATCTTCAACAATGGTAGCAATGCGCATTGCGTCCTCGTCAGATATTACGATTTCCATATTTTCATTACAAATCATTTCTATCCCATTATTTTCTAGAATCTCTAATAACTCGCTATTTTCGCAATATAATGTTTTCATGTTTATTGTATTTATTTGATTATTAATTATATATAGATATATTTATTTTTCAATCACTTCAAGATCATTTAAAATCTTGATAGCTTTTTCTTTCCCCAAGCTTGCACATTTCACAAGGGCCTCATAAGCGGACAGCCTATGACCTCCATTAATGCCGGCATAACGAAGAATTGAAATAAAACGAATGTGAGAGATTGACTGTCCTTTATAAATGTAAGTTGTCATGATATTATCGCTGAATTGTTACTGTTGCCACCAGCTCTATTGTTATGATGCAAAGATAAGCATAATATTATTTGTTACCAAATAGCGTAACAGAAATATTTATAGAATTAACAACAATTAATATTCCAGCCCTGTGTTATCCTTCCATCCTTTTTTGTTTGATTATATCATTATGTTTCCTTGTTTTATACGGGCGATGTGGTCTTGGTATACGGCGTGTTTTCTTCCTCTTTTTCCTCCAGTACCTTCTTAAGCTGATATAGGCTTATTATGTCATATTCAAATGTCGGATTTTCCCAGTTCCGACGTACGGAGTTCGTTTGGACCGAGATAAATTTCCGAAGGTCGAAGATGTATTGACACGGGCTTAGCCTGATTTCATTAAATGTTATCTCGTAGTTATCAAACCACTCCAAAAGTTGTTTAAGTTCCTCGTTCATGATATAAATGATTAACACCCCGCGAATATACCCAATTTAACCTTGCGATTTTAGGATATAAATAATTTTGTCTATATTTGCTTCAAGTTTGTGACTTGTATTATTGATTGGATATTATGTTTAACAATATAATATAGGTCACTTATGGATTTTTATAACAACTCATCTCAAAGGCAACAAGTGGACGTTTACTGTCCTGTCCATCATAATTGGATTGGCCACTATGATTATGGCTCCAAGGGGGTCTATTATTGCTGGTGCAAGAAATGCAAGAAAGAAATCAAAATCGTTATGGGAAAATGAAGAGGTTGACACAAAAACAAGAGAATTTCTGTAATTATTATATCGAGTGCGGCGGAAACGCTTCCGAGGCGTACAGGCGTGCCTACTCTTGCGATAAATGGAAGGATAAGTCCGTATGGGAGAAGGCTTCGGCTTTATTGGATGATGTCAAGGTTCAGTCAAGGGTGAGGGAACTGCAAGAGGAACAGAAAGTTAAATCTGATATAACCAAGGAAAAATTACTAGGCGAGCTGGGTAACATAGCGTTCTCGTCCATAGCCCACCTCCACAACACATGGATAGAACGCAAGGAGTTCGAGAATCTTACGGACAAGGAGAAGTCGGCTATCAAGAGCATATCTACTAAAATTCTGAAGAAAAATATAGGGACGAGCGATGACCCGGAGATCATTGACGTGGAATATGTCAAGATAGAGATGCACGATAAGCTGAAAGCCATAGAACGTATCTGCAAGATGCTTGGCTTTGACGCTCCAACCGTTGTAGACCTTGGCAAATCGCTGATCGGAATAGATACCGGAATAGATGATTAGTGTTCTATTTTTAAATAAATGGCTATGTTTGTTAGAAAAAATACGAGGTCTATAATTTTATAATTGTTCTATATTTAATATTTTGGGAGCTGAGACGGATAACAGGAGGATAATAAGCTACAAGAGGTTCAATCCGAACTTTCACCATTTGAAGCTGGCGTTGGGGAATGACGATATAAGGTTCATCTTCATGTACGGGGGATCGTCTTCCGCCAAGTCTTTCTCAGCGGCCCAAGCCTTCCTGTTGGAATGTATATCCAAGGGCTATAACACGATTGTCTTTAGGAAGACCGGAGCAACCATAGCGGACAGTATCTACAAGACGTTCCAAGAGGCGGCTAAATCATTGCATATAGATACTTTTTTCAAATTCCAAGAAAACCTTATAAGGTGTTTCAACGGGTCCAGTATCCGGTTCAAAGGGCTGGACGATCCGGAGAAGATCAAGGGTCTCGAATCTTATCAGTACGTGTTTTGCGAGGAGATATCCGAGTTCGATGAATCCGACTTGAAACAGATAAGGAAGCGTCTCCGTGGTCGCAAGGGACAGAAGATCGTAGCTCTATTTAACCCGATATCGGAGGATCATTGGATCAAGAAAAAGATATTTGATACCGAGACATTGACCGAGGTGGACAATCATCTGTACGGGAAGCTCAAGGATAGCGTAACGGGTAAGATACTGCCAAAGGAATATTCCGAGGTAGGGAGGAAATG